TAGCCCGTTTCTGGCAAGCGGAAATGAAGATGACGTGCATAGAAGAAAAGGTATCGGTTTATACAGATGAGAGCAATATGACACGGGGAACAGCATCTCATCTTTTTTGTAGCTTCCTTTTGGCTTCAAAAAAAGTTGTTCGGAAAAACCTTTTGGAATAAAGTAGTTAAAAAGAGGCGATGCGAACGAAGCTATTGGAGGTGCCAAGATGTAATCCTTTGAAAGATAAAGATATTGTCTCGTATCGCTCTAGATGTCCGCCGTGTAGGCGGTTTAGAAGGCACGGCGAAAATGACGAACAAAGAGCAGATCGTTGTCCGCCGTGTAGGCGGTTTAGAAGCGCCCGATGTAGTTAGGTTTCCCGCAGACCGGGTTGTCCGCCGTGTAGGCGGTTTAGAAGGTGTAGGCGGCTATCACATGTGAATCTTCTGATATTGACGAAGAAACTGAAGCTAGGTAGTCTCAAAAAACATAGTATTTTTATCCACCCAAAGGTGGTTTAGAATTTTTACAGATTGTTAGTATGTTAGACCGCCGTGTAGGCGGATAAAATATAAATTTATCCTTTTAAAGATTATTTGTTAAGCAAAAAATGCCAATCAATATTTTTCCATAGAGCGTAAGGAGTTAAGAGTGTTCTTTTTCGCACTCTTCCACCTCTTCATACAGCCGTTTCGTCTTCACGCCGAGAGCGTCCGCGATCTTCGCCAGCGTGTTGAGCTGACAACCGCCAATGGTATCGTCTTGGGTAGCGCGGTGGACTGTACTCACTGACATGTTTGTTTCCGCTGCAACTTCCCGAATTGTTTTTTTCTTTTTATTCATCAACTCTCTTACATTACTTATGAACATTTGAACCTCAAATTTATTTTTGTTCTTTTTATAAAAACATGTTGACTCTTTTATGTTCGATATAGTAAAACAAACTTACGGAAAGGGCAATACAAAAACAGCCCGGTTTGAAGGGGCAAACTTCAAGACCGGGCCTAACCACAAAACCCTAGGACATAGGAGTTATGTTATGGCTACGCCTAGCATCACCGATCTTCAATCTCTCGTCAATCGTCTCACTGCCGACAACAACCGCCCTCGTAACCTCGTGAAGCTCTATGAAGCCTCTTTCGCCGCCATGAAGCCGGGCAAGTACTACGTCTGCTCGGATGACGGCGAAGTTTCTAGCTCTTACTGGAAGAGCGGAGCAGCCGAACAGTTCGCTACGGAACTCGCCGCCGATGGAACGGGTGCGACGGTCGTTCTCGTGACCCGCCGTTATGAAGCTGACCCCGCCCCGCGTGAAGACTTCGGCGTTCTGCCGGGCGTCGACTACCCCGCGACTCTTACCCCCGCCGTGGGCATGTAGGAGGTGCGCCATGTCACAGTGCGAACTCATGCCCATGCCCGCGCCTTCGGTTATGCTGCACAATGGACGCCCCGCCACCACCTCGCTAACGGAATCGGTATTCTCCATCTCCGCGCCGATGGCGGGGCCATAGGGCATCCACCACGTCACCACGTCGTCCACGGCCCATGCGCCGGAGATGCCGGGTGCGACGGTCAGCGTGTTCGTCCGTTCGTCCACCGCGGTCACGGCGTAGCCCTTGCCGGAATTGTCGTCCGACTTGGTGGTGTTCTGGATTTTCTGCCCCACGAAAAACATTTTCGCGTCCTCGACGGTGATGGAAGTCGCGGACGTCTGCGCCTCAGCCGCCACAGAGGAAGGCCCGGCGTTGAAGACCCGGCATCCGGTGAGCGTCCCGGTCAGCTCCACGGCCCCTTCCTTGGTGACGGAGATGCTGGCGTCCGTGACGTGGCAGCCCTGCACGGCTTGCAACGTCTTGTCGATGGCGATCCATGCGGAAACGTTGGGGCGGCACAGGGCTTGTACGAAGGCCCGGCTTTTCAGGGAGACGGCGGCACCGGACGCGCCGGACGCCGCCGTGGTGCCCTTGTACCCTCTGGTCAGTTCGGAGAGGAGCCATTTGCCGGGGCTGGCGGCGTCTTTCACAGCTTTGCGGTAACGGATCAATTCCTTGCCTGACGGGGTGCTGGTCACTTCGATGACGCCGCGCAGAGGGACATGGCCCGACGTCACGGTGACGACAAGCTGCGCGTCGCTGTCCGTGAGGGCGTCGGCAAGGGTTCCGGTGAAGGGTGCCGCCAGCTTGCCCTGAAGCGCCTGCATGAGTGCGTCCCCCTGCATGGGGGCATCCAGAGCGGTGGGGCGCAGGTACATGCCGAAGTTGGCGGTGGCGGGGCTGGCACTGCTGTTGAACACGTTCAGTTTATTGAGCGTATTCGCCTTTTCCTTGCTGTCTGAGGTTGGGATTTCTTGATTGGCGAACACATCGGCGGTGACGTTGATAATGTCGGTTACGGCTGGGAATTCGAGCGTTTTGTCCGCGCTCTCCTTCACCACCCACATATTCTGGTTTCGGGAAAGGGCGACGTTCGGGCAGGTGTTTTCGCTCATGCTTTGTTCCTCTGAGTCGTATAAAAGGTGTGCAGATCGACGGTGACGGACAGGGTATAGCGCCCATCCTGTCCCGTTCCTGGATCCTGTAGCGTTGTTTCCTCGCATCGGAGTTCCCCGCCGGAAGGCAAGGGGAGGGCGGTACGGCGGAAGGCGTTTTCGATGCGCCCCTGCAAGGCGTAGCCTGCGGGGACGGGCATGTCCGGGGGCAGGGACAGCGTGACGACATAGACGCCCACGCGCTTGGAGAGGGCGTCCGGCCCGCCGAGTTCCCCACGGAAGCTCTTGCCCATGTTCAGCTTGCGGGCGACGAGCACCTGATCGGGTGAAGGCGTGGTCTTTTGCCCCATTGGAAGGATGTGGGCGTCGGCGCCGACCGTCTGGAAGATCAGGGCGTCCAGCACGGCGTAGAGATCGAAGAGGCTCGCGTACATCAGGCTTCCCTCGCCATTTGCCCGAGCTGTTCCGCGGCCTCCCGGAAGGTAAGGGCGATGAAGCCCGCGGGGGCCTGCTCGGACCATCCGGCCTCAAGGAAAGGCATATAGTCGAGATCGCTTGTGATGCTGAACAATTCCGCGTCGGCCCCCACTTTGGCGATGGCTTGTTCCACGGCGGCCGACACGTCGCCCCGGAACTCGGGGTAATCGCCCGCCGGGGGCACGGCGTCGCTCGGTTCCGCGTTGAGGTTCCATGACGCCCGCGCCCGGCCCGTGTCTTCCGGGGTGCGTTCCACTAGCGTCCGGTAGGCTTCAAAGGCCACCAGCGCGACGGTACTCCGGGCGTATTCCGCGTACAGGGCGCACATCTCCGTCATGGCCTTGTCGAGTGCGCGGGCGTCGGACGTGCTCAGGCGGTCGAGTTCGGCCATGCGGCGCTTGATGGCCTGGCGGCGGCTTTCGATGGCGGCAATGTCCACGGCTACCCCCTGCGGATCAGGATGTTGTGGACCAGTGCCGTATCCCCCGGGGCCACGGGTGCGGAGTCCACGACGCTCCATGTTTCGCCGTCCATGATGATCTGGTCGGGGACGGCGGGCACGGGAAGGCCGGAGGCCGCGGCGAGGATGATGCAGTCCCCAAGCTGTATGGGCAGTTCCGGGTTTTCTTCGATTTTGGCGTTCTTGCGTATGCCCTTGAACGGGGTATCCTTGATCGAAGGTTCATAACGCATGGTCTGATCGTTGTAGACCTGTCCATCCTTCTTCTGACGGTAGATCATCCGTTTGCCGAACTTGTTGATCAATTGGCGTGCGGTCCTGCCCACGCTGGCGTACAGGGATGCGCTCATCCTCTTCCCACCTCCATGATGCCCCCGCCCTTGCCCGTGCAGACGGTACCGAGCCCGGCGAACAGGCCGGACAGCGAGGGGAATACGGTTTCCGCCGGGGCCGTGCCGTTGTAGGCGATGCTGATCACGTCCACGCCCAGGCTGGCGATGTCCCCGCCCCGGTCGAGCGGCGCGAGGTAGTCCTGTTCGACGAAGAAGCCCGCCAGTTCGCAGCAAGCCTCGACGACTTCCGCAGGGACTTCATCCGAAGGGACAGGCCCGTCCTGCGTACTTACGCCCGCCCGAGGCCACGCCATGCGCTGCGAGCGGGAAGCCTTGCGCCCGTTCCACATGACCTTGCGGTTGAGCCAGTCAGAGGCGCGGATCAGCGCAGCCTCCTTCTGGGCTTCCGCCAGTTCGTCCGTCCATGCGGCCGTCAGCCGGGCGGCATGGTAGGCGTCGGCATCGGCAACGCTGGCGAAGCTGTTGGCCCCGGCGGGCAGGGTGCCGTCTTCAACGATGAGGGGCATGGTTTTCTCCTTGAAGTCCCGTTCTTGGTTTCGGGCGGGGGCGGAGGGTATTCCCCCGCCCGGTCGAAGCGCGGGGCTACTTGCCCTTGCGCTTCTTTTTCCCGGGGGTGCAGGTCATGGCGGTGTCCTTGCCGTTGGGGTTACGCTTGCGGTTGCCCGGGGACGTCACTGCCGGCGCGGGCTCCGCTGGCGGCGGGGACCTGGGCCAGCACGTCGGCCCTGGCGGTGGCTGTCG